AAACGCTTAAAGAACTAATATCTGTTAAGAAAGACGATCTTGTGTCAATACTGAAATTAGAAACAATACCGAATAAAGTTACCTCATATGAGTCAACAAATTTGTTTTCAACAACATTTACCTTGTTTAATTGTAAATAACCATTTACTAAATAAAATGCATCAAAATCAAGATATGCTTCTACTACTTGGTTTGTGTTGAATATGTCTGGTTCCCAAACACTAATATCATAATATTGCTCAAAAAAAGCATTATTAACTTTAGTACCTGGTAATGTAATTTGTTGTGTGTATGTGCCTGGTATTTCACCTAAATCAAATAATTCAAGTATGTTATTAGATACCTTAATATCTTCATCAGCAAATTGATCTAGTATTGTACCTGTTAACTTATCAACAAGTTTACCTCTATATCCTTGTGTAGATTGTAATCCCATTATAATAATAGCTTATATGGTTGACCAATATCAAATACAATTGTGTATTGAATTAATTTATTGTTGATTCCTGTTTTAAATTGTAAACTATTAGTTTGAATAGTTAATGGTTTAACTAAAGTATCTGATGTATCTGATTGATCATATATCCAATAAATTTCATCTGATACCAGCATTTGTTTAAATAATTCATTCCAACCTTGTTCTAACCAATCAGTATTACATTCTAATGTTTGAGTAGCATCTACAATGTAACGTTGTTGGCTTGTTTGAAATTGATCATAAGATAATGCTGCTGCACCCCAAGTACCTAACTGTGGTTGGTATAATCTTTGTTCTGTGTTAAATGTTTCATTATGGCGTTTGTAGAAATTTAACCAATCAAAGGTACCATATCTATTTTTCCAAGCAATTCTTACTGGTTCATAATAATAAGCACATTCAGTTTTATAATTAAGTGTTGGTGAAAGTTGTACTGAACCACTTATAAATTTAAGTGTATATTTTTCTAAATTATCAATTGGAATATTATAAAATGTATTCCAATTTGGATCACTAGGATATGCTGGAATTGCTGTATTAATTAGAGCTACAGAAGATGTTAATAATGTAGTGCCTGATCCTAAATTTATACTACTACTAAGAATAGTTCCATTAGTATAACTAGCTGTTATTGCTACTCTTAATGAATTTGCAGGGAATAGATTAGTATCATTTGCACCAACCCATGCTGTTAAACCATGATTATACTGCCCTAACATTCCTGTATCAGTAAGTAAACATGATTGAGTTACAGAACCCATATCGGTCATGAATGGCCAATAAACATCTTGTGCTTGTAATGATGTATTTATGCCATCAGGAAAAATAGCATAACCATCATATGCTACAAATAAAGTACCACTTGCACTACAAGTAACTGGTGTTAATGCACCTGATTGAGTTACGTAACTACTTCCACTTTCATATTGAAAACCAAAATCTACTTTATAATATTTACCCGTAAAATTTGCAGTAGAAGCTGCTAATCTAGTTATTGTTGAATTAATCATTCTACTAAAATCAAAAATACCTGATCCAGATACGTTTGGATATTTTCTAGCTTGATAAACGTATGATCCTGAGTTAGCTTTAGTACCAGCCCACACATACAAATTAGCTGTATATTGAAATTCACTGGAAGTATATGCTTGACTGCCACTAGTAATTACAGAAAACACAACTGGTGATTGTGCAGGTTGTATATCTGATGGTTTTTGTATTATTGTTATTGACATATTATTATAACATTAAAATATGATATTATGTTTTGGCAGCTGCTTTTAAACGTGCTATTACAGATTTATTTACGGCTTTTTTTAGTTCTTTTTTTTGTTGTTCTTTAGTTTGCTCAATAGCCATACTCATGAATGGTAATGGCTTAATTCCCTTTCTATTGATACCTCTAGCAATTAAATAAGCTAATGATTGATTAGTTATAAAACGTCCATCTTTACTTCTACCCTGTATACCTTTTTGTCTAATCCAATTCTTTAAATTAGCAACAAATTCACCTTTAGGATTTACACCTCTTCCTGGATGTTTTAATCTACCGCTCTGAACATATTTACCCTCTTTAGCAAATGAAAATGTAATTTTACCTTGAGAATTAACTGTATAACGTACAGATTCAATTAAATTACCAGAAGCTTTTTTGTTGTTACGTATTAAGATAGACTTAGCGTTTGTTACAACTAGCTGAGCGTATCTCTTTTGTGCTTCTATAATTGATTGATCTAGCATACATCATCACCTCCGTTTGCTTTATTATCACTAAGTGTAATTGCACACATTGGATTAACATTACCAATTGATACATTTAAATCAATTGCCCAACCAGCAAGTAAATTATCAAAACGTTCTTCAAACGGTGTTGCTAATGAACTACCTGCTATTGTGTATGAGTAAGCATCTGGATTTCTATAAATGTAAGATGCAATATCATTTAATGTTGCTAATGATGTATTGTGTACGTCAATTATGTTAGTTACGTCTTTGTAATTTTTAAGTAAATAGTTGTAATTACCATATGATTGATCAGTAATATCTACTACTCTATCCATTACCATTAATGTAACATTATATGTCATTACACCTAAATCAATGTTAGTATTGTTCACAATTAAATGCGCTAATGGAAATAATGTTTGCTTAGCCATGTCTACATTATACAAATCACCCATAGTGAATGTAGTAATGTTTGGGTGTGCTAAACAGGCATTATTAAAGAAATTGGTAAATGAATAATATGTTTGCATTAGAATCTTTTATTTTTAAGCGGACTATTTTTAGATAATAAAGTAGTCATCTTATTATTATTTGCGTTGTTAGCGGTTTTATCTGCGTTTTTAACGTGCAAATACTGCGCTAATTTAACTAAATTATTGTCTTTGGGTTTATACCCTAGATATGATTTGTTCTGTTCCATTAAATAACCCAACCATTTTTATATTGTTGTGATTTGTCTGGATACACGTTATCACTGTATCCCGTAGTAGCCAAGTATTCTGGATAATCAAACGAATAAGCAATTAAGTATGTTACTAAACGTTCAGCATAAAATTGAGCTGTTTGTAATTCCTTTTGTAATAAGAAATCAATATCAACCTTACTAGGTGATGTTGCTTGTTCTGAACTAATATTTTTTACTATACCACCATTTGTTATTGAGTAAGCTAAAAATGGTAATGCTTCTACTAATGCATAGTGTACTAAACAGTCTACAATATATTCATCCATTAATGTTTTATATTTACCTGTTAGTGTTCCTGCTGCTACATCATCTTGTAATTTAGAGTACAATACAGTACCTAACGTAATCAAGATATATTTGTCTTGAGCTGTTTTAACAAATGGAATGATTTTTTCTGGATCAACGTTTCCACCTAGTGGTGTACGTTTTACTATATCATTTCTAGAGCAAAATAAGTATGGTTTACTTCCTGATTGCATTTCTTTTAATTTATATTTTAAGTACCTTGTATTCCTGTATTTTCTGGTCCTGTAACATCACCGATTACCTCATTTGGGTTTTCAGGTTGATCTTGTTCTGTTGGTTGAGCTGGCTCAGCAACTACATCAGGAACGTCATTTGGATTTTCAATAATTTCTTTTGCATTAGCAGCACCAGCATCATCCATTAATTCAGCTAAGAATCCAAATGGAATCAATGGAGCAAAGTATAAGTCTTCACCATTAATGCCGTTGAATTCAACTATACCTTGAATTGTTTTCATTATTTCTTGTTGGAATGGTTGAATAACCATTGCATAAAAAATTTCATATGCTGTTTTTAATTCATCAGCGTTTGAACTAAATCCACTTGCTGATTTAATACCAAATAACATTTGAGATGTTACACGGTGAGCTAACATGATTTTGCGTGTTGATTCTTCAGCTAAGAAATCATATTGTTGGTGTAAGTTTTCTGGACGTAACATTTCAACAGTTGTCTTATATTCAGGATTTTCATTGAATGATAAGATAAATTTACCTGCGTTGCTAGTACCAGTGAATTTATTTACAATGCTATTTTCAACTAAGTATTGTTCTTCAACTGGAGGTACACCACCGTTAAAGTTAATAATAGTTGAAGGCATAAAGTTATTTAGAATATTGCTGATGTGTAAGTTAGAAATTTCTTCCTCAACTGCAGCATATTGAATTGAACTATAATAATCAGGAATACCATAATAGAATTTACCTGGAGCATAACGTTTTAAGTAAATAACTTGAACATCATCTTCATATTGATTTTGACCAAATGCTGGAATGTATTTTGGTTTGATGTTTCTATTTGTCCAGTCAGGTGAATAATAAAAACCAGGTATATTGCCTGTTTCATCTACTTTTTCAGCACGTAATGTATCTACTGGTAAGTGATAGAAACCAATTATTTTAGTTCTTGAATCATCAAATACACATTGTATAGATGCATTACCAAATAATTTGTAATCAAATACGATTTTACGGATTTCATCATCTGTAGTTAGTGTATAAAGATATTCTTCTAAGTCTAATCTATCTTTTGCTTTAACACCTTTACCATAAATTAAATCACTTGATCCATCAACACATGATTGATTAGTAGGTGATGTTTCATAACGTTTAATTAACGTTGTAAAGAAATCATCTTGTCCTTCAATACCAAGTTCTACCCAAGCTTTTCTTGATTTAGATGATTCAGAAATTTTAGGTAATATGTAACCACCTGATAGGTTAACTACTTTAGTTACCCCTTTAGCGTTTCCGTTTGGTATGCTTTTGTTATTTTCCATAATTAATATAATATATAAACATCATTAGATCCAGTGTATGAGAAGAATGGCTCACTGTTTCTAATTGTTGCTGATTCTGTTGTTGGTAATAATTCTCCACGATATAATTCATTACACTCAACACTACCACTTAATTGTATAAGCTGAAATTTGTAGAATTGAGATGCTGAAGCATATAGTGATGCAGTAACGTTTAAAAAATCATTACTGTTATATGATGCGGATACAATTTGACTACCAGTAGCGTTTGTTTCTTCATTAGTCCAATTCATCTTAACTCTAAATGTGCTATATGATGCCGTTGGTCTAGTTCTAACGCTGAAGTAAATTGAACCTGTAATATCTGGTGTTACTATATTCATGTTATTATAACCACTAATTTTAGTTTTATTTGATGACCATAGTGATGGCCCCCAAAAAGGGAGCCATCTATGTGGAAGCTATTGAGATAGAATATTGTGAAATCCTATATTAGATAGCTGAACCGTATACTACAGTTGGAGCGTTACTCACACCTGCGAATGGATTTGCTAAAGTTGAACCTGATAAGAAGTTAGCTGGTAATTGTTCTTGACCAGTGAACTCCATAGTGTAACCAGATAAATCTCCGTATGCTGTACCTGTGGTAATTGTACCACCTGTCATATCAGCACCTTCAATTCTACCTACTAAAAGAGCGTTACCGTTTCTATCAGCTACAACGATCTTTGGACGACCGTAAGCTAATAATTTTAATTCTTTAGTTTGTTCTGCTGACAATTTTTTCAATTGTAAGCTTAATACTTGACTGAAGAATGTAGTACCGTTGTCTCTAGATGTATTAACTGTTTCAACATATCCGTTTGTACCTTTCAATTCATATTTGTAAACTGTAGATCCTGAAGGAAATGCAGTTACTACATCAGTAGCGTTCAATGTGAAGCTACCAGTGTTATAGTTCATGAAATATACAGCCGTAAGACCAGCTATGCTGTCTTTACAAGGTTCATTATATCCTAATGAAATGTTACAAGGCATGTTATTATAATTTTATTTGAATGAGTTAATTAAGCGGGGAAATTAATCCCCGCTATATTTTTTTATATCTTAGATCAATCCTGCTGGACCGTATACTACGATGTCAGCTGCGATACCATACTGAACACCAGCTGTGTATCTCATGATAACGCGAACGTTTTGAGAACCATCTAAATCAGCCATATCCAATACTTTAACTTCATTCTTATCTGATAACAATGCAGTACCGAAGAATAAATTGCTCTTTTGTGCAGCAATCATTCTGTTACTTGGCATACCTGGGCACCATGCTAAGTTGATACCTTGGAAATTCAAAGGAGCGAATCCAGTGAATGAATTGAATTGATAGTTTGCAGTACCTAAAGCAACTTGGTAAGCCTTTACAATGTTTGTTGGAACATAGATGTAAAGATCTTCCTTACCGTATACTGTATCAGGAATAGCGTTTACTACTCTTGTTAATTCAGCAATAACATTGCTTGAAGTTACTTGAGCTGAAGCTGTTACGAAGTTTGCACCTGAACCGCTTAATTGATTGATTAAACCTGCGAATTGACCATTAACTGCAGCTGAACCGCTCCAGATGTTTAATTCGATTTGTTGAGCTACTTGACCAGCTGTGTTAGCGATCAAGAAGTCTGTGAATGAAGCAGGTAAGTTATCATAAACTGATACACCCATTTCAATTGCTTCCCAGTCAGAGCGGAAGTCTTCTTTACACAATTGTGTGTTAACCTGAAACTCATCTGGTTGTAAGATGCGCTCAGTTAAAGCTACAGAACCAGTTGCAGTGAAATCACAAGATGCATCAACGATGATGTTTGATTGAGATAATACTTTAACTACTTCTTTGAACTTAATGTTTGGTTTGATTGTTATGTACTCTTTATCTAAAGTAGGAGCAGATAACAATGCAGCAGCGATGTACTTACCGGAAAACTGACCGGCGTAGGTACTAGTAATTGATACTGAAGTTGCCATTTTTTCTTAATGTTAATTTTTGTTAATAATTTGTTATTAGAATCTAGAGTTTGCCATCTTTGC